GGGAATCCAAATCCATCTGATGATGTTAGTTCAATTAAACAGTCACATTCATCTGGATCACAAACGAAGGTGTACTTGCTTGATACTAAATCTGTCATTGCTCCTCCAATTCCCAAGATGTGTCAGGCCAACCTAAATCATACTTTTCAATGCTTTCAACTTGGCCAAGGTCGTCAAGATGTGCATTGATTTTCTCAACTGCTTCTTCTTCGCTATTAGCGCCAACTGCTCCGTGTAATTTAATTACAAAGTTATAGTACGCCATTTAGAGCCTCTTCCTGTGTATAGGTTTTGATAGGTGGTGTGTTCTTGTGGGTCTCACATTCTTTCATAGCCTCTTCGTCTCTCCAAGTGCCTTCTCCACATTCTGAGCAGAATTCACCGCAGTCGTTTTCGCAATATGCAACACAATCAAAAGATTGGCAAGCATAACAACGAGTTTCATATTCCATAGTTTCTTTTACATCACCACGGACAATCTCATACTCTCCGCCCCAACCTGTTTCTTCTTCAAACTCTAATGTAAGCAGGCAGTTAGGAACTAGGTTAGATAGTTTAGTTAAGATTGTTACGGCAGGTGACCAAGCAGTTTCATACTTGTAGACAACCCAGTTATCATCACCCTCTGATTTATATTCAAGCAACTCTGTATTAGGATACTCTTCACCATCACGGACGGCTACATCCCACTTGGTTCCCCAATTAGAATTATTCCAAGAATACCAATCCTTCTGAGTCTTAGCAAACTCAACAGATTTGCGGAACCAATCAGGGTCATTCTTCATATCAATATCTCCACGAGAAGGCTGGCAAGCATATTCCTCATCAGTAATACCGTCATCCTTATATGAATGAATGTTGTTAAAGGCAAAGACAGGATTATTATATTCAACCTGTGTGATTTTGGTAGGGAAACCTGAAGAACTAATATCACCCATACCGAATGTCTCTTGTGCTAATGTAAAAGGCTTATTCAATCTATCTTTAATCATATCTACCTCAGACTTAGGTCCTTGGATAGTTAATGTGTTATATACCCAGTTTGGCATATTGTTCCTTTCGGGTTGGAAATGGTTATATCTAATACTAGCATAGCCGTAATGGGTAGCGCAACTCTAGATTTCCACAAATTCTGGGATATCTGCGTAATGCCCGTAATGTGATCAAAATCATATGCCGCAGCGCCGAATATTTATGCAGAGCTTTGCATATTTATTTATTGCGATCTGTATCGGACTTGAACCGACGACCTCTACCGTGACAGGGTAGCGCTCTAACCAACTGAGCTAACAGACCAAATGGTGAGCAGTTTTAAATCTTGCTCAGGATTTTTATTTATGCGATTGCTAAAACTGTTTTCACAATTTTTGCTAAGCGATTTTTTTCTGCGTTGATTTGTGCATCGAATCCACTTGCAGCAGCAAGTAGAGATTCTTGCTTACCACCACGAGCAGTGCGAGCCCAGTCAAGGCGTTCAGTTAGTGCATTTAGTGCGCCCCAACCAGTGCCAGCAATCATACCGTTGAATTCACCAGTGTATAAATCGTTGATTGTATCCACTTTTGTTTCCCACTTTTTGATTGCGCCTTTTGTATCCTTCTCAGGCTTTGGATAAGCCGCAAGAATGATGTCGTTGAATTGCTTAGCATTGACTGACTTCTCATAGAGAGCGTTAGCCAACTTTGAGAATTCGTCCATATAGAAATCTGCCATTCCTAGTGCTTGACGAGCAATAGCAATTTTTCCTTCGGCGGTTTGCGTGTGGCGAATCTTGAATGATTGCTTTACGCCACCCTTTTTCTTAGAACCCAATGCAAGATTGAGAGTGTTAGCGCACACAACACGAACAGGTGTAATGCTTGCTTGAATTGCAATAGAACCATCGTGTGATGTGTTGATGAGCAAATAAGTTTTTACAACATCATTGACACCAGTAGGGTCTAGAACAACTTCACGCTCTAGAGCGAGAGAGCCGAACACAACACGACCACCCTTGATTGAACCAGCAGTTTCCCAGCGACCTCCGCCGTCTAGGATGTTATCACCAAATGCAAATAAATCTTCATTTTGCAATGGAACATAACGCTGACCCACTACACCAAGAACATCGGTTTGTGAATTGTCGGTAGGATTAGTGCGTAGAACATACTGATAGTCTTTATCAGATGTTAGGTGATTTGGAACTTCCAAATCTTCTAAGCGGACATTCCATCCGTTTAGATTTGCGAGAGATAGCATTTCAGATGTATTTACTTCATTAGTAAATACGGTTCCTAAGCCGTGCCAAGCAGGTTCACGGAATGAGGCAAAAGATGTTTTGCCGTTTTGACTTTCGAGGTCGTGCGCCATATTTCCTTCTTTCTTTGTTGTTATTTCAAGTATAACAGGATGGACTGACAGATGTCAATTCGTATAGGTAAAAATGTCCGATTTTCGGTGTGATCAAATTCACACCCGTAAGCCTGTGGATAAGCCTGTGGATAACCGCCTCGCATTTCTGCGGGGCTTTGTCAAGTCCTATTTCATTTTAGTAATTAGTTCCCAGAAGGTGGGCGGGTCAAGATTTGTTTGCGCCTTTACATTATTATAAGTTTTATCATTTAGCAGTGCAGTAATAATAAAAAACGGCGCAATAAAAAAGAAGATAAGCAAGAGCACAAAACCACTACCAATTAGATAGCCAATAAACTCATACAAATCCATAGTCTATTGTCTCACGCTTCCACTAGGCTTGGCAAATCGTATCTATCTTCAGTTATTTTTGTTTGGTCAATGTCTGACATTTTAGATTGCCATAATGATAGATTGGATTCAAGACGGTCACCAAAAACTCTTACAAAATCTGCAAGGTCTACGGTCTCACCAGTCATACAAGATTTAAGTACATCGATACCTAGGTACACTCGACTATCACCGCTCCACCCAATTGAAACAGGTACCAGGCACGTACGATACTCATCTTGAATCCAACCCACCCCCTCTCCACAAATCACAGCGTGTTTAGCACATCCATATGCATCAGGCTCATTAATCATAACAAGCAAAAGATCTTCTACAGAATGGTTCTTCATATATTCAACGGGGTCCATATCATAAGTTGCAACCTGGATATCCCGTGCACGTTCCAATAGCTTAGCTTGATCAAGCTTGTACCCAATAAAACCTCGTGTGCGTTCTCTTGACATATATATCTCCTATTTCTTAGTAGCGCTAAATCGAATGTCGGCCTTACCATAAACACATAGGCCACAAGATACGCAGGCGGACCCATTGCTAGAGATTAAAGGAATAGACTTATTATTCTCAGGGCACTTAGCCCCTACCTTACCAGTTAATTCTTTCATCTTATCAGCGGTTACGGCAAAAGTTTTTCCAAGGTATGCAAGGCGGACCTCATAATCCTTTTTTAACTCTTCTCCAATTGTAGCATTTTCGTCATCGGTTGAAAAGTATAGGGAAAGGTTACTAGTATTGTTTAGAATAAGTGCAGCACTCTTCACACGTGTGTATACCCAAAATTGAATTTCAGGATGATTAGTGATAACAGTCTTCCAGGCATACGTGTAAGTATCATTAAAGAAATCGCCGTCCCAATGAATGCGGAATAACTTAGGCGCCTCTTTCTTATCACAATCAGCAATGAATTCTACAATCATCTCATCTAATAGTCTAATCATAGTTTCGCTATCGGCGTCCTTAAGTAGGGCCCAATTGTGAAGAAGGTTAGTTTTTACTCCTTTAAATAACTTTTCCAATTTGCCTGCATAGCAAACAGTCTCGCAGATAGACGTTGCACCAGGACAAGAAAAGTCTTTTCCTGCAGGTAATCCGAACGTGTTGGCAATTGCTGCTTGCTTTCCATTTTTTGTGACAAGGTTAGCCACCTTTCTGTCATTAGAACGTTTTAGTTTCATAGGAATAATTGTATCGGTTGACACTGACATTATAGGTCCCCCATTTCAGCGTCGGCCATGCGTGTTTCCATATAATCAATTACGGGATCACGGTAGTAGCCTTTTACACAAATAGTGCAGATAGAGTAGTTGGTGCAGTAACAAGAATTAATATCGTTCATTAATTCGCCTTTCTTTCGGGTGTATATTAATACTAGCAGATATTTCAGGGAGAATCAACTCCTACTCGTAAGTAGCTTGTGATGTTGATCACAAAGCCGCCTCGCAAAATTGCGTGTTTTGTCAAGCAGCTTGATCGGTGTGTTGAGCAGTTTTTACACTTGCTCAGGTGCTTCGCAATTTATCGTTATGCGAGAACGATTGCGCTTTTGTTATGCGCCAATTTTTACCATAGCCCACCGCATACCATTTTCGGTTTGCAGAGATAACTTAGTTAGGTTTGGTCGGACAGAAACAATTTCACGAATAGAACCTGTTATACCTGACTTACCTGTTGTGAAAGTATCTCCAATTCGGTAGAACTTTCCTTTTGTTGTATCCATTACTGGCGACATCTTATTCCTTCTTTCGGGTAGTTGTTGTGTTGAGCCTTTTCACAACTTGCTCAGGTTGTCCCACTCTAATTATTTATACACGCATTTCTGTGGGGCGTGTTGATTTTATTTAGAGATAACGAGCAATTTGCTTCATAGTAGAAGCATTTACTGTTTCCTCATCTGTCATCTTTAGAATTGTGAGTGCGTTTGTGATGTCCTCTTTCATTTCCTTATAGGTATGAGAGTGGATAACCTCAAAATCCTTTTCAGGCTCTTTAGGGAAAGTGCCTTCCTTTGTGATGATGTCAAAATCAACATTGAGAGTGTTGTTCCAAGAACGATAGTTTGTGCGTAGGTTTTCAGCCTTTGAGAAATTGGCAATAGCCCACTTAGCGATTTCCTTACGCCAAGCCTCTTGTTCCTTACCGAACTTTGCTTCCTTTTCGGTTTGTGTTGAGTAATCTTTTTCTAATTGCGCTAGACGAGTTTCTAGTGCCTTGATTACCTTTGGTGTTGCTACCTTTACTGTGATTGCTCTTGACATTTGTTTCCTTTGTTAGTTGGGTGGTTTGGGTTTCTTACTATCTAATTCTAGCAGGGGCTACTGACATTTTGCCAATAGCCCCCGATTAGGATTACTTCGCTGTTGTCCAGCGAGTTTGACCTGCGACATCAAGTTTGATACGATAAGAGCCATTATCGTTCTTGACTACTTCTGTGATTGTTCCTTCTACGCCAGACTTTGCTGTTGTAAAAGTTTCACCGATTTTTGGTGTTGTCATTTTGCTTCCTTTCCGTTTGTTGTTATTACAAGTCTAGCAAATCCTACTGACATTATCAAATCGTAAATCGGTCAAATCGGACATTTTTTTCCACAAATTCTGTGATAAACCTCATAATGTCGTAACTTGACAAAGCTCAGGAAATCCGCCCCGCATTTTTATGCAGTGCGTTGCATATTTATTTATTCAGAATATTTATTTTTATATTTTTGTTTTCGTGAATAAACTTTTTTTGATTGCACATAAGTTGCAGCGTTTGATCTCCGCAATTCTTGAATGCGTGTAACTTTTTCTTTTAGCATTTTTTTTAATCCCATTCTGGTAGCCAAGCGGATAAGTGGTGTTGTTCTGCAATTGCCCAAGCGGGTGCAGTAGTTTTATTTTTATACAATACGCCTTCAGGCATTTCAATTTCAGTATCGCCATCGCCTGCGTGTATTGCGTCAATTGCTTCAATGCAAGGTTGCACCATAGAAAGTGGAACGGGCGGGTAGTGATTACCCTGTAAGTGATAACCAATAGCCTGTTCAAGTGATAGGTCAAAGTTAGTTGCTAAGTCAATTGCTGTATTGTTTCCCATTATCGTGTTACCACTCTTCCATCTCGATAGAATATTTTTGTATAGCATTTACCTGTATTGGTATAAATATTAACTGTTGAGTATTCGTTAGCCATTCCCCAGTCTGTAAAACTGAAGAAAGACTTCCAAGCGTCAAATTCGCTTTCATAGCGTTGTTTCCAATGAGGGCTTTCCTCATAGTCATACTGACAAGATACTAGGTATTCGTAGTCCATAGTTATGCTCCTTCGGGTGTTGTAAATAATTTTACCTCTTGGCACTGACAAGTTTCGACATCGTAGTCTAACTCGTTGCCCCAGAAAATAAGTCCTTCTCCGTGGCATTCATCGCAAGCAAATCGCATTACTGAGTTTATCATTAGATAGCACCTTCCTGAAATAATCCAATTTCAATGTCTAGTAATTCTTCGGGTGTTGCCTTAGATAAATCTACCCAAGACACGCCCTCTTCATTTATGCGAGCAAATTCAATGTATCCCATTATTACTCACCAACCTTCACCGCAATAGTTGCGTATTGTGTAGATAATTTACCTTTAGCATTTACGCCAATTAGGTAGGCTTCGGTATTTTCTCCATACCAAATACCTTCACGCTTTTCAGCGGAGATAATCTCACCCGAAAAAAATCGGTTGCGTGAGCGATAGTGTTTTCCTATAAGTAGGCTTTCGATTGTGTATAGTTTAGTAGCCATTAGTGGCACCTTCTTTCATTTTGTTGTTGATACAAGTCTATCATTTACTACTGACATTTCAGGGAAGCCACGCCGTAAATCATAAACTATTTTGTTTTTCTTACTATGTAAGTCTAGCAGAACGGACTGACATTTTCACATTACTAGCCAGTAAATCCAAATAATGAGACGCTCAAGCCGTGTGATAAATCTCACAAAAATTTCCAGCTTATCCACAGACACACCGTAAGTTATCCCCAGACACGCCCGAGTGCGGGGCGCTGTCGGGCGTGTTGCATTTAGTTGAAAGTTTGAGCAGTTTTAGATCGTGCTCAGGATTTTATTTTATTTGTTGCAAGCAATCCGAAACTTTTCAAAATCAAATCGTGGATTATCTGCAGAAAATAAATCTGCAAACTCTTCAATTAAATCTTGAAACACAACTTCATTTGAAATTGAAGATTTGAAATCAGAAAGAATTTCAGCAGTAGAAACATAATCTTTACGAGTCATCATTAGTTGTTACCCCATTTCAATTGTGCATAAGAATTGTTTTCATTTATTTTTTCCATTGTGTTTAGAGAATCAACAGAGTTAATAAAAGTTTCAGAGAAAAGTTTTTGAATAAAACTTTCAGGCATTGTTGCAAGTGCAGTAATTACATAGTCGGGAGCCTTGTGCTCGTCAATTTCTGCAACGAGATTTATTGTATGATTTATCTTTATCATTATAGGGTAGCCTTTCCACGAATAACGCCTGAAATTGCAAGAGTATCACAAGCGAATTTAACTGCAACGCCAACTGGCAGAGTGTCTGCATAAGTTGAAACGAATTGAGCAACTGCACCCTTAGAAGGGAGAGATAGATTTTTTACTGAACCTGAATAAGATTCTAGTCTGATAGTGTAAGTCATTTTTGACTTCCTTTCGTTTGTTTGTTTATAGGAATAAGTCTAGCATAGGGGTCTGACATTTTGAGGCATTTAGCCCCAAAAGTCGGTGTGAGATACCTCACAGGCAGTTGATACAATTACAACCTTTAGAGGAGAACAGATACTTTAGCAATTCCTTGCGAGTATAAGCGTCCAAGCCATAAGAGGATTTTACTCCGCCATTATGGTATTCGTGAACGATAGTAGAGAATAGAGTTTCATTTAGTGTAGTCATTTTGACCACCTTTCTTTTAAGTAGTTAAAAACCTTTTTTAACTTTCTATACCTAGAAGTATAGCAGGGGGGTCTGACATTTACTGACCAGTAATCGGTCAAATCGGACATTTTGAAATGTGTTTAAAATCACATCAGCTTTTTACGCTCAAAATCTCAGTGTGTTCATAATCACACCATAAAAGACACGCCCGAGTGCGCCTCGTTTTTTTGATCGCTGTCAAGTGCAACACGCAATTATTTTTTATTTATTTATAATCAAAAAACATTTCTGCCAACAATTCTAATTCATCATTTGTTAAATGATCGATTTGAATTGCATTTGCAAAATCTTCTCCAATGCTTGTCATCTCTGTCATTATTACCAACACCTTTCGCACAAAGCAGTTATAAATTCTGCATCTTCAATTGACATTTCCATTACGAATTCATCGCAACCCTTACAAAATAAATCTTTCATTTATTCACACTCACATTCTTTTGTATAATCAAATTCGCAATAGTAGCAACCCATTAATTCGGTATGCTTTTTGCAATAGTGTCTAAACTGAGATTCATCACAGCAATAGAACATTTCATCAACGATTTGATAGAATTCATTTTCATCTATCTGATTATTTAATTTATTCATTATTTGGAAACCTTCCAATCTCTCCACATTGGGAGTCTTTCAGGGTCGGTATCATCATACCAACGCTCAATGTTATTTTCGCAAACTTCACAAAATGTGAATTGCTCATCTCCTACCATAGAGATAGCAGGTTTGAATGGAGTGTGCTCTTTGCACATTGTAATTGTTGAATTCATTTGAATTCCTTTCTAGTTTGAGAACCTTTCTCAACTTTCTTATGACTTTAGTCTAACATAGACCACTGACATTTTGGGGGGTTACTGGCGAGTATTTTCAAAGTATTTTTGTGATTTGCACCACATAGACTTATCCACAGACACGCCCGAGTGCGCCCCGCATTTTTTGCGATCTGTCAAGTCGACACACCGCAAAAAACTTTTTATTTTAGATTAATAAAATATAACCAAATAAAGTTACGAGGATTATTAAAAAAATAAATTCTTTCACGAATTAATTTTCCAAACAAGCTTCAAAAAACTTTTCTTCGTTAAACCTTTCGTTATCTTTTTTAAACATATTTGAAAAGTCTAACAACAATGCAGGCGGAACCTGCTCAAAGTGCTTGTTAAGAATTTCGGCGGTTGAGATGTAGTCTTTACGTGTCATCATTAGTTTAATCCATTCTCTTTAAGGTCTTTGATTACGGCAATTACTAGGGGGATAGTAACGCCAAGCATTACTAATTGGACTAAGGTGGTTAGTAGGCGATTACTTGTCATTAGTGTTTTTCCATTTCTTGTAGTATTTATATCCTACACCAAGTAGGACGGCGGTGGCAAGTAGTTGCCAAGATAGGGCGATATAGCACCATTCTGTATCTAGCATAAATCCATAGTTATCTAATTCTATTGATAGCATTACTTAGTATCTACCTCTCTAATGTTATAGGTAAACCCTTTACCTAATTTGTTTAGTTCTGCAATTACTGCAAGAATTTCTTCAGGCTTGCTAGCCTTTTGATTAACGGCTAATAGTTGAGAGCCTTGCCATAGTGTGTAAGTGATAGTCATTTACTGTTCTTCTTTCTGTTAGTTTTTATAGTATAAGTTTAATAGTAGGGATAGGGAAAAGTCAAGTTTTGATCGTGTGAGTTACGCCACACGATTAGCGAATACCCACTTACTTTCGTTAGGGGTAAGGTAACGGTGAGAGATAAGACCCTCAGAGGCTACCATATATACATAAGCCATACGGCTAATGTAGTTACCGTCTTTAGTTCTAAAGATACGGTTATCCTTAGTGTTAGAGGAAGCCATAGAGTGGAAAGGCTCTACTGTTACTGTTAGTGTATTTAGTGAATTCATTTTAGAATTCCTTTCTTTTTTATTCGGTTAGTATTTCTAACCTTTTTGCTGACCTAGTTTATTTGCTCTTTCGGGAGGCTCACCTAGGATTTTCTTTTATTTAGTTTTTCTTATGTAGTAAGACTATCAGACCAAACCCTGAAAGTCAAGGCTATTTGGTGTGATGTCTACCACACTAGGGCTTAGTGTATCCCTTACCCTGTGGGCAGTGGATGTCAAACTGACCCCCACACATTACACAGCGTGTCCACGCTGTGAGTCCCCCGCAGGTATCGCAAGCGGTAAGAGGGAAGGCAGAGCCTAGGCTATTTCTATTTTCATACAGTGAATTCATTTTGAATTCCTTTCTTTCTTTGTTAATCACCTTGATTAACTTGATACTAGTATCCTACACCCTACCACTGACAAATAGCAACTCAAAAAACACCCAAATCGGACATTCTGAATGTGAGATACGCCACATTAGGGCTATGGGCGCACTATTTGTCCGTTTTGTGCTACTCCGAGTATGAATCATACAAAATAAACTGATATTAACATTTTAGAAAAGCTAATATTGTAGTTGACTAGAAATATGATACACTTAGATCATGAGAAAGTCGGCGGTAAGACGAATACGCTAATCCCTTGGGGATATAGCTTAATCTGGTTAAAGCATTTGTCTTATATACAAACGACTCTGGGTTCAAATCCCAGTATCCCTACTATTGGAGTTTAATATGAATTGGATCCAAGCAACAATTATCTTTGGACCTATAGTGTTCTTGCTAATTGCATTCAGAAAAGACATTTTCTAAAAAAATATTTTATTAACATTTTATAGAAACTAATATTCTAGTTGACTAAGATTTATGGTCTTTCTTTAAATGATTATTGAGTGTGAAATGTGCAAAACCTGATCGAACTTCGATTTCTTTTTTGCACAGATCACAGATAACTAATCTCATATATATCCTAGTCGACTAAGATATTATCGTCTTTTACAGGTACAAACCTTGGTGGATCTCATTTTGAAGAACATCCAAGTGTGATGAATAAGCATTAGACCCATAAGAGCCCACATGAGATTCATCTCAGTAATGCCACTACCTAGAACCATATCTACAGATCCATGGTCATGTGCAGGAGCTTGAATTAAATCAGGTATTCCATTTTTGTCTTCATCTAAGAAGCTAGTTGTTGTTTCCATATCTTCAGTATACATCATTAGGAACGGAACGGCAACTTAAGAGCTTTAGCTCTTCTTGGCTTAAATAGGCGTATAAGGCTTAATATGGGTATAGTGATAAAAATGCCACATACGCCAACTGCCAGAATATCCCTAATTCGTCCATAGAGGTCAAAATTAGAGGTTTTTAGCCCTAGAGGGTAGTTGGGTATCGGATCGATACACTTTTACCCCTTAAATTGGCTTCTCGTCGATTTTTTCACTATACAAAGCGAAAATCCCCAGATCTGCGGATATCTGAGGATTCTCTAATATTCAGGAACTCTAAAGCTCAACCGAATACTTCTATAAGTATACTAGAAAAGTTCGTCTTCGTCAATCTCTTCTTTAGTATCTAATTCAAAATCATCTAGCATTTGGGATACCGCCCCATATGCATAGATAGCAAAAGCCACGGCGCCTGCTCCCATACCTAGAGCAATTGTTCCAAGGAATAAAGTTCTCTTCTTCACTCCGCCTCACTTCCTAGAGCTGGAAGAGGACCAAGCAATTCACCATTTCGATGAGCTTCGATCATTTTTAAAACTTCTTCGCCTTTTCCGACACCATCTGCTATTAAGCAGAGAACGTCGTATATGCGAGAGAGTGTGATGTATGTGACAATATCGATATTATCATCAATTGTCTCAGATGGCTTTTCTTCTGCGGCGAAATCACTCATTAACGGCTAGTACTCTTTTCATTCTGTCGTAGGAACTATATCCTATTTCGATAGTATCATTGCATTCAAGGCAATATAGATAGATTGTATCATCATGTCTTAAATTTGGCAATAGTGGACGACTGTCCTTCTCGCAAAAAAGTTCACTAGGGTAACGCTTTATAAATTCACGGACAATTCTGATGTCCATTATTTATTACTTTCTGGATTGTCCCATTTACATTGCAAGGGTTGGAAAGCTTTTGGGAATTTACCTAGCCACTCTTTAGTCCTTGGTGTCATACCCTTCCAGGCTGACCAGTTATTACCGCCAGCACTCATATGGAATGCTATCGTTGCATTAGTCCAAGGATCAAATAGATCTTTGTCATAAGTCAAATTAAATTTATCTCTTCGATCCGCTCCCATAGATCCAAGCATATTGATCTGGAAAACTCCATAGGAGCTATCTCCAGTTTTTCTGTTACCGTTATATGCCAGTGGTCGGCCATTAGATTCTTTCTTTGCGACTGCCCAGGCTTCAGAAAGGTCATTACCCTTGAAACCAGCGCAGAATAGTAACTGAGCTAAATCCTCATCACTCAGTGATTTAACGCTCTTAAAGTCCTCTATATAGGCGTATTGTGCTTGTGGTACATCATTTGATATACTTGTTTGAGCAACAGCGTTGTTAAATCCTGGAAAGGTAGCACATACAAGTGCAATCATTCCCAATTTAAGGGCTGCGTCTCTTATGGTTTTATTTTTCATAAGGTATTAATCATAACCTATTACTAGAAAGGCTGTCAAGTCGTGATTTTAAGTTTTAACACAAACCCAGGAAATTTAAATATCTCTACAGGTTATGGATATGCAGGATATCACATTGTAACAAGTCTACAGAAACTAGGATACAAAGTTCCTTTTAAATACAAGAGTGCTAAAGTTCAATTAAATTTTAGTCAACCACAATTTTTTGAATTAAATAAAGATCAATATCAAATAGGATATCTTCCATGGGAATCAACTAGATTACAAGAGGGTTGGTTAGAAACACTAAATGAATGTGATGAAGTATGGGCAACTTCTCCTTGGGTAAAACAAGTTTATGAAAACTGCGGAGTCACTCCGCCAATACATGTCTACGAACATGGTATTGAAAATATTTGGCAACCATTTAAAAGACAGAGAAAA